GAAGCCAACGCTGGCAACTTTATTTCGCGTCCGTAGACGCTACTTAGGCTGCCATCTGCGTTGACATCGGCCGAAAAAACTCCAGACCTACCAAGACTCGCTGCTAAGAATGCGAGATCTAGTGACTCCCCGTCGTACTCGTAATCAGCGCCGGACAGAGAAGCGACTGTGAAATACCCAAAGGGTAGAGCAAAGTCGAACTCCGTCACGACATTATCTGAAACAAACACGCCAGGTTGTCGTTCTAAATACCGCACACCGACGACGCCACGATCACCAAAAGTGACCGTGGCGGCGTCGCCCTCTCCTGCCCAGTCAACTACGACGGGGAAAATCGTTTCCTCAGAGTCCGAGGACATCGGCTGCCTCAAAGGCAGTACCGGCTCCCGGGACAGCGGCAGTGAGGAGCTGGCGAGCGAGAGGGTTCTTGCTCGCTTTTTTGGCGAAACTACCTGCTTTTTGAAGAAACGAACGAAACCCCGCCGCCTGAACCTGTTTTTTACCAGGTAAAGCGGAGAGGATTTCACGAATGGCACTTGCAGCTTCAGTGCGCGTAACCATGAGAGCACGAGGTGGGTTTTCGAGTTTCCTGTTGGCGCCCGGAGATAAATCCAGGCCCATAGACAGTTGAAACCGAGTGGTCTGAGCACCAGACACACCCCATGCAGACCAAATCATGACATCAGCGTTTTCAAGAGCGCCACCCTCAAACCGGACGAACAAAATATTTTTGCTCACCTGAAGAGTATTGGCGGCGGCATTCGCATTGATGACACGAATTTTCGTGATAAAACCTGCCTTATCGTCACGAACGGCGATCGGAGCTCCTTGCGCGGTAACGCCGTCAGAATACACCAAAGTGGTGATGGCGGCGACACCCGTAATAACAGAAGCTCTGGTCACCTCGACACCGTAGCCACTAAGGGCTGCGCTGCCTTCCATGAAACCGGTGATAGACACCGGCCCAAAGAAACGAGAGGCAAGGGGATGGACACCAAGAGCTGTCTCAACCCTAGTCGCAATGTCAAGAGACACAAAAGCGGCATTAAGGGCGACAGCAGCGTTACTCAAACCGCGAGCATCAGCTGCGGCGGTAACAGTGTCGAAAACATACACAACGTCCTCAGAAGAGGGCTTGGTAGCGTTCGACAACAGAGGTCTTGGCACCATAGATTTGTCAGTTGGAATGAAGAAAGAAGCAGCAGGAATATCCGCTGATTGTGTTTCATGAATCACGCCAACCTCACGGGCTCTGATTTCATCCTCTGTGATGGCAGCATAGTCCGTAACGGTCCCTAGTTGAGCGGCATGAAAATGACCGCCAACGACATTGGTTCCCGCATTGATAGTCTCTGAAGAGATAACGCCTTGAGCTGAAGAAAGCCGGACGTCATCATAATCATTCAGAGCAATGACAGTACTAAGGTCAATGTCACCCTGATAAACAAAAAGATTTGCTGCCAGGGTAGTGTCGCGAAGCCACTTGTGGATGGCGGGGCGGAGGCAATCAAGTGCGAAAATAAGTTCGTACTTAGTAGCAGCCACACCTCCAGCAAGAGCATCATCAACTTTAAGGGATCGAACTTCCGCATAACGAGCGCCGTCAGCAGGACCACCAACATTAATTGTTGAGTCCTTAAGATATTCGCTGTAACGACTTTCGTAGGCGGACGCTGCCTTAACCATGACCATACGCGCAGGGGCGCGCTGGGCAGGGCGGGGGGCAGCAGGCTTAGGCTTCTTCGCCTTCTTAGCCTTTTTAGCAATTTGTGCATTAGACATAGTCCGAAAACACAAAAAATCGTTGAGATTTAAAACCGAATTATTTTTAGGTCGACAACGGCTTTGAGCTATAGGGCAAGAAGATTCCATCACACCACGTTGGGGTATGTTGGACTCGAGCATCCGAGGTTCGGATACCCAAGAAAAACGCGGACAAGAGGACGACAATTCATCGTTCTCCAGCCACGCGCGGAAAAGTCTAAGAACGTTACAAACAGGAGACCAATAATAGCCTGAAAGCAGCGACTGAACGATCATACACGTAGTAGTGTAATCGCTGTTAGCTCTGTTGTAACGTAACGCATCGAAGATAGCAGTGTCGTGTGCAGCAACTCTGACAAAAATCTCATGAGTGCGAGAATACCGAGGCACGTAGCCGCAGTACTCAGCAGAATCACGAAATTGGAATGAGCCAATGTCAAAGCCAAGTTCTGATGAACAAAACCTGTAAGCATCGAAGTAAGTTGTAAAGTCATATTTGTGCAGACTCACGTATGAATCGTCACCTGTGACCCACGCATAAACCTCGAATTTATTACACGACGGCACTCTTCGAATGACGTAAAAATGCAGGGCTCTAAAGATAATAGAATTATCATTGATCGTAAGCAAAGAGCCTGAAGCATTACCTTGAATGATGTAGTAACTACCGTCAGGCGCATGAACAATGGGTTCAATTAAGAACTCACGTAAAGCGCGCCGAAAAGACGGAACGTCAAGAACACCATCAAGAGAACCATAAGAACCGTCTGAAATGAGGGCATCACGCGCCTCATAGACGTGTCGCTTATGGGAAGACCGAATGGACGTATCAGCGCCGGAAGCGTCGCTGGAGAAGACCTTACGCCCAGGCTCGAAAGCCTCTCGGTAAGTGGCGTCGATCTCAGAAGGGAAATCTTTCACAGCATAGTTAATGCCGTTACAGGAACTCCTTTGAAATGCCAAAAGCCAATCACCATAAACCATATAAGAGGCAACAAGAACATCGAGACCGACAGGAAGGAAGGTCCGAGGTATCTTACCAGGCTTAATGGTTTCGTCCTTGAGAGCCATAGTATAAGGAGAGAAATCTTGCTCAACAATGCGGCGCCGAATTTCTTCAACGCACGCAGGATTGGCGAGAGCTTCACCCTTTGTCTTGGTCTCAGGAGCAAACCGCGACCACATTCCTGTGACGAAGCTTGCGTGAACACTGGCTTTGGCGGCATCAATAGCGTCTTCGAATGTCATATTAGTGGCAAACGGAGCGCCTTCTAAGACGTCGTCAACAGACTTGTTCCAAAGCTCTTGGTCGAACTTCGTACTAGAGTGCAAAAATCTGAAGAGGCCTTTGTTGGCATCACCAGGAGAAAATACAGGGAGAGAAACAACCGGTTGAGGAGAAGGAATCTTCTTCTCAGAAACAAAACGAGAAAACAAACTATTAACGGAAAGCCTAGTAGTACGTTTAGTACGGTAGGAATAACTTCCAACCCCACTAGCGCCCCTAGGTAAAGGAACGACCCCTGAAAGTAAATCTTCTAGAGGCGACGCTGGAAAAAATCTGGTATGGGTAACCAGAAATTCACAACTTTAGTCCCTTCCTTAACAGTTCCTGCATGAAGGCCGATGACGCTCATCCGATCATTGACAAAGGAAAACACAGGCCAACCACAATCACCAGCGACTGAGTTATAAGGACCGCCATAGGCGTTACGTAACTCAGGCGCGGTAGGCGTGCTTATGTTCCCGAAACCAGTCGTCTCACTAAGAGGTGACTGGAAAATGAAAGGAGTACTAATCAAATTTCGACCGACAGGCAGGTATCTCGGGTTTTCACCGGACGGGGGGGTGACGAACTCGAAAGTAACAACGAAGTCGTCAACCAATTGCGGAGAATCAGCATCAATTTTGACACGAATGCTGACGTCAGGAAAACTTTTAATAATCTTGACGTTTTCGGCAACTTTCGCAACGTGATTAACTGTCACATGATGGACGTCACCTTGCGAATCCCGTATGTTGGC